TATTGTTCCCACAGCTTCTGCTGCTTCATCTGGTTCAATTTCATTCGGTGCTTTCTCATTAATCTCTACTCGGTGTAATTCTGCCATCTGTTATTCCTGTGGTTGTTCTGATTGTTGTTGTTGTGCCATGTACTGCTCCTGTGCTGCGTTGACGGCAGGGGCGACTGCGGGTGCTCCGAGTTTCTGTGCCATCTCCATCATCTGAGCTTGTTGCATAGCTTGTTGTATTTCTTCTTCCGTCTTGATCAAGCCTTCGGTTTCAATACCTAGAGCTGTAGCACGACGTTTAAAATAGTCATTAACATTTAAGTACTGAGTCACTGCTTGTGGCCCTACTACTTGGTTAGCTCCTGCAAGGAATAAGTCGAGTCGTTGTAAGTCGTTGCCTCTACCCAAAGCTTCTACTCCTGTAACAATGGTAGGCTTAACAATATCTTTAGGTAGCTTAGGCATCCTCTTCTCTTTGGACATCTTATCCATCAAGCGAGTAACGATAGGTAGCTGTAGCTCCTGTGATAACAAAGAGTAAAGTCCACCAAGTGCAGCTTCTAACTCCTGTCCTAGCATCCGTATCTCTTCAGCTGTTACACGCTCGGCATCTCTTACCACACCGCTCGTCAACAGGAATGCTTGGCTCAGTCTATCTGTTATGCCTTGCATAGTTGTTTGAGCAGTACGGAAGTCGTTGAACTTATTAAGCTGGAGTACCGATACATCTCCTTCACTGCCTTGCACGATAGCTCCGTTAGGTGCTTCTGCTAATGTACGGGAGCGAGTAGTACCGTTAGGATTAACCATGAACAACACCTTAGCTGCTGCTGCACTACCTTCTACGATTGCTTTTGTTAAAGCCTCAAGGGACTTGATGTCACCAATGTACTCCTCAACAAAACCTCTACCGTAATCTTCTCCGTCGATCTGTGTATAGCGTAAAGGTAACCAAGGTGACTTGTCGATAGCATACGATCCAATCGACTCTTCGATGACCATACCTTTAACATCTTGCTGTACATTAAACTTATCTCCTTCTCTAATAATAGAGGTGTAGAGGTCGCAAGTGTTCTCCTTTTCCTGACGATATACTTCTTCTCTTACAGACTCAGGCAACATCATAGGTGCTACCGTTTCTTTGATAGCTATGTGTGTAACGTTACCCATTGGGTCTCTCTTCACAACATAACGATCAAGTCGGAACACACGCATACCACCCTCATCAGGTAAGTACAACAGACTGTTACCACTGATAAGTAAGTTCTTTAGTGCTTGGAATATACCGTTCCTAAAGTTCTGTACTTCAACCTCTTGTGACACACTACGCTCCACATCAGCTAATGCTTTCTCAAGGTCACTGCGTAACTGCTCTGCTCCCTCTGGCCCTAACTCCTGCTTTGCTTTGTCCAACTCATAGCGGTCAATAACCAAGCGGAAGAAGGGAGCGTTAGGTGGTAGCAGTGCAAGTAGTAACTTAGACGCTAGGTTCAACACACCTCTAGCTCCTATGCCTTGATAAGGTGTGTAGTATTTAGTAGCGTAGTTGTGACCGTCAGGTGGTAGAACATACGGCAGGGTCAACTCAGAAGAGGTACGTCCTCTATCTAAGAACGACCACCGCTGATTCTCTAACGAGTGATATAGACCCTGTGCTGTTTCTTGCATCTCTTAGCTCAACCAGTCTGGTTTAGGTTTCTTAACATAGGACTCATCAGCGTCAAACATAGCTTGTTGATTTGCATCCCAATCTTCTACCTGTAAGTCAGCACCTGTACGAGCATTGTACTCAGCAAATGTTTCTGTTATTGTAAATGTACGATCTTCAGGTAACTCCTCACCGTTTAATTGTTTCTGCATAAGTGCGTTACGACGATCTACATTTGTGAAAACAATAGTACCTAAGTAGTAATTAGCACTACGATGCATTTCTTCTACACCCGGTGGTCTGTCATATAATGAACTAGGAGCATCAGCAGCGTGTGGTGATAAAACAGTTTCAGTACCTGCTTCGTTTCGTACATACAATTTAGAAGAACCTGCGTCGTCTCTAGCATACAACTGCACCATGTCGGCAGGGCTAGATGTAGGAGCAGTACCGTTTCCTATACCTATGACACCACTAGCATTTGTACCGAAGCTCGCAGTACCAATACCTACATTGCCGTCTTTAATGGTAACTGCTGGGGTTGAAGCACCCAATTGAATTGCTGTGTCATTTCTTATAGCTAAACTACCCACAATTGCGGAGCTACTAAATACATTACCAGTGAAAGAAGGAACACCGATGCGGGCTTGATAAGTATTAGTTGACTCGTTGAAAAATATAGTTGGGGAAGCAGGACTAGTTATATCTAAAGGCCCATCAGGACTCGTAGTACCAATACCTACACTGTCCGTACTGATTGCTAGAGCTGTAGCGTTACCTGCTCCGTCTTGGATTACTAAAGCATTAGAGCCTGTGTTGCTAGCGATACCGTCGGTATAATCGTTTACTTGAAGTAAGCCTTTATAAGTAGCGGCTGGTGTTGTTCCTGTTAAGTCTGCCATTTTATATATAAGTTGTAGTTGTTAATTTAAGTCATGTTGTCCCATGTGCGGGAGCTGAAGGTTTCCCAATTAGTGCGTAAGTAATTGTAGAGGTGAGTGCTGTAGTATACCTGCCAGTCAGGACTAGAGTAAACCATAATAGCTTCTATGTCGGTGGCGTATCTAACTGTACCGACTAAGGGTGCTGTTATTATGATGTCATCAAACAGTCCGGGTTGTCCTCGTAATGTCTGATCTGCAGGTACATCAAAACCGTACAACTTCTCAAACGCAGGACGAGCAAACCTATTAGGTAAACCTAACAAGCGACTCGGCTTGATCTGCTCAGATGGATATACGTTTAACATTAAAGAGAGTCAACACTACCTGTAGCGTAGACACTGTGTGTACCACTTGTGTAATTACCCGGTGCTATCCGTCCTCTGATCTTTTCGTAGTGTCCGTGGTCATCACGAATCATAAACGATCCTACAGAACTTACGTCTTGGCTGTGTATAACAAACCAAATACCACCGATTAAAGCTTCTATATTGATGGTTGCTGTACCTACTAGTGTGGTTTGTATCACGAATGTCCACCCTTTAGAACGCTCAGCCGAGATGGGTGTACCGTCTACTTCTGCTGCTGCATCTAAAAGTAATGTCTTCTTATCTAATGAACGAAGGCTCATATATATTTATCTCCTGTTATTATGTTGGTAAATTAACACCTGTGCCTCCACCCATGCCAGCTCCAATAGTAGGACGACGACGAGCAGTCAACTGTTGTGTGCCTCTGCGACGCTTAGTCTGCTTCTTAGCAGTAGTTTGCGTAGGTGCTTTCTCTGCCATAGCCAACGGAGGTGGTGGTGGAGCAGGTGGTGGAGCAGGTGGTGGGATGTCCGGCATCTTAGGTGTGGAAAAGCACATGGTATTAATCCTTTGTTATAATTGAGTCTTGAAGTTGTTCGTCGTAAATCTGTCGTAGATAATTAATTACACTACGTTGTCCTGACTTATACCATACCATTCTGTCGTCGTCCGTCAAGTCTGCACATTTATCAGGAAACAATTTGTCAAGCTTATCTATCAAGTTTTTTGACAGAGCAGGTAGTACTATTTCTTCAACATTCATTGTGTCTATATGATATATTATCTAAGTCTTGTGGTAGTTTGCCATCTTTTATTTGCTGCTCTGTCCATATCCAAGCGGAAGCATTCCATAAGATAGCACCTGCGTGATCCTCTGTGTCATCACCCTCTGCCAGTGCTAGAAGGTGGCGGAACATGGAGTCGTAGAGTCGGGAGAGAGGGAATCCTTTCTGCCAATTATTGTCTCCGTACATCTTTCCTCCTTCTTCAAATCGTCGGGCGAGAGAGCGTAAGGCGAGTGGAGGTATAAGGTTGGGTCGTCCGCGTCCAGTGTCCCCGTCACGCTTGCTGCCTGTGGGGAAATCTTTAGTATATCCTTGGTTTGGTAGTTTCTCGGTGTCCATAAGTTCTTTATTACTTTCTTTCTTTGGTTGTAGTTTTCTGTGCGTAACAGCCTAGCCATCCACGCATTTGTCAGTGCATCTTGTTCTGTTAGTCCTGCCTTTTCATACATAGCAACGACAGTCTCCCATGTGTAACCGTTAGCATCAAGTGCTTTCTTTGCACCGACTGGCCCCACTTTAGGCACACCGCCAAAGCCGTCTGTTGAGTCACCTGTTATAGTTTGTATGAGGTGGAACTGATCTGCTTCTTCTTCTGATGGGTGATGGTATTCCTTTTTGTTATAGTCGTAGAAGATACCGGGTACACTCTTGAAGTCTTTATCTATACTTACAATGATTGTCTCCTCATCCATACATCTATCAGTAGCAAGGATTGATAACACATCATCAGCTTCAAGGTTAGGCCACAGCTGTGCATCTAAATCTGTAAGCATCCACTTCTTTACTTCCTTCAGTATGATAGGCAGTCGTGACTTAGACCTGTTAGATTTATAAGCAGGGTATAGTTTGCGTCGGAAGTTAGCACGGTCAGTCAAAGCTAGTACTACTTCATCTGCTCCTATCAAGTCTTTGAACTCAACAATGCGATTAAGTATTCTGTTCTTTGCTATGGTCATGTCAGCGTGGACAGTCCACATCTCTTCCTTCCACTCGATTGATTCTTCTGCGACAACGGCTCCTTCAAACGCTAGGACATCTCCGTCGATTAGTAATGTTTTATTATTCATAGAATATGCTCCAGTTCTCTTGGTACTTTTTATGTTTTCCTTTACTTGAGGGTTGTGGGTTTAGCTTTACTGTCTTACCTTTTATCTCATGTCGTGGTATAAGCCACCATGTGTCTATCGGAGATATGTAACAACCAACTACATCTATTGTATCACACATTCTATGTTTGTATGTAGTCCCTGATGCTGTGCTTACTAGATAGGAGTTAACTGTAGACTTACTCTTACTTGATTTGATTTGCACTTTTAATATACCAGCAGGACAAGTGACAATGAAGTCCCAAGGCATAGGTGTGACAGGTGTATGAGGTTCGAAGTTACGCTCTAAGCATTCCGTTATAAAACGCTGTTCAGCGATAGCTCCTGTTCGTATTGCATTTGATGATGGCATATATGAATCTTCGTGTTGTTGTTTCCAATCCCACGGTACGTCGAGATCGATAGTATCGTACAACTCTGCAAGTTTCAAGTAATAGTCGTACTCGATCTCTGGTTGTTGTGTCAGTGTGTTTCCGCCCATGTGTTACCTACCTTTGCTTCACCATCAAGGGCTACGTTAAGTTTTAATTCTTTACCTGCTGATTGGATTGCTCCGACTGCTAACTGTCCGAAGATGTCAGCTTTCTCAGGTACTACCTCTGCTTGGAACTCGTCGTGTACATTAGCTACAAACGCATAGTCTGCACCGTGTGACCACTTCAAGATGTTGAGCTTGTGAAACAGTTGGATCAAAGCAACCTTCATACACACAGCACCTGCACTTTGTAACAACATATTAAGAGCAGCGTGAGGAGAGCGTACTGGAAGAATCCGTTTGTCTAACCCAACAAGCTTACCGCCTCGTTCTACCTTTGACTTGATTGCCATCTGTAACTTTCTAAGTGCAGGTAGGTTGCTCAAGAACTTACGCTTTAACATCTGTCCTTCTGCTGCTGATCCTCCTACGATCTCTCCTATCTTTGCATCACCTGCACCGTAAAGGAAAGCGTAGATAAATGTCTTGGCTTGGTCACGAGTCTCAAGTCCTGCTGCTTTCTGATTCAGTGTGTGTACATCTCCTGTTACTACAGTCTGTGCATACTCACCTCCGTCAAACAAAGCGAGGTAGTGAGCAAGCATCCGAAGTTCTAACCCACTAGCATCACACCCTACAAGCTTGAAACCTTTACCTGCTTTAAACAAGTCCCGACATTCTTGACCGTACTCAGCACGACAAGCAGGTACTTGAGCCATGTTAGGATTCTGATGCGTACATCTACCTGTTACTGCTCCGTTGGTGTTAACCCTGCCGTGTATTCTGCCGTGCTTCATGAGTTTGAGCCAAGCTTGATTACCTTCTGCTAATTGCCCAAGTCGTTTAGCTACAAGGAGATACTCACATAACACAGCAGCAAATGGATGGTCTATACTTTTCAGTACAGCTTCATCTACCTTTGGTGTCTTAGCGTCAGGTTCCTTTGGTAACTCATAACCTAGCTCAAGCATACGCTCTGCTATCTGCTGACGACTACCGGGGTTGAAAGGTAACACCTTCTGTTTGTTAG